GGGTATTATTGCATGGAACAAAGGATCTCTGGAGTTAGAAAATGGCAGTAAGATACTGGCAGCTTCTACGTCTGCAAGTGCTGTCCGAGGCATGTCGTTCAATATCCTCTTCCTCGACGAATTCGCATTCGTTCCAAACCATGTTGCAGACTCGTTCTTTGCATCTGTTTATCCTACTATTACTTCTGGTAAAAACACCAAAGTAATTATCGTATCCACCCCCCATGGTATGAATCACTTCTACCGTTTGTGGCATGATGCAGAGAAGAGTAAAAATGATTACATCCCTACAGATGTTCACTGGTCAGAGGTTCCAGGTAGGGATGAAAAGTGGAAAAAGACAACTATTAAAAACACTTCAGAAGCACAGTTTAAAGTCGAGTTTGAATGCGAGTTCCTAGGATCAGTTGATACGCTGATTGCACCAAGTAAATTGAGATCTCTTATCTATGATAATCCAATCAAAAAGAATGCTGGATTAGATGTATATGAATCATCTCAAGAGAAACATGATTATGTGATGACAGTTGATGTTGCAAGAGGAGTTGGAGAAGACTACTCTGCATTTGTTGTTGTTGATATCACAGAGTTTCCTCATAGAGTCGTAGCAAAATATAGAAATAATGATATTAAACCGATGCTATTTCCTAATATCATCTATGAGGTAGCAAAGAGTTATAATAGTGCCTTTATCTTGTGCGAGGTAAATGATATTGGAGATCAAGTTGCAAGTATTCTTCAGTATGATTTGGAATATCAGAACCTATTGATGTGTTCTATGAGAGGTAGAGCGGGTCAGATTGTTGGACAGGGATTCTCCGGTAAGAAAACACAACTTGGCGTCAAAATGTCCAAGACTGTGAAGAAGGTTGGATCACTCAATCTTAAGACCTTGATTGAGGAAAACAAACTCATCTTCCAAGACTATGAGATTATTTCCGAACTAACTACATTCATCTCAAAGCACAATTCTTTTGAGGCAGAAGAAGGATGTAATGATGACTTGGCTATGTGTCTTGTCATCTATGCTTGGTTAGTCCAAATGGACTACTTCAAAGAATTGACAGATCAGGATGTTCGTAAGAGATTATATGAAGAGCAAAAGAATCAGATTGAGCAAGACATGGCTCCCTTTGGTTTTCTAAATGATGGTCTAGGTGATGACAGTTTTGTTGATAGTGAGGGAGATAGATGGACAACAGCAGAGTATGGTGATAGATCTTATATGTGGGAATATCTTTCTTAATGGATTTAGATGGTCAGATAAAACTTGGACATCTTCTTTTACAAGATAGAAAATGTAGATCGTGTGGTGAGATAAAAAACTTAGTAGAAGATTTTTATAGAACAAGAAAGGATAGAGGACCAGTTGCCTCATCATATTCTTATGAATGTAAAGACTGCACAATAAAAAGAATCATGGCGAACAAGAAATCAGACAATCGATGGGAATACCCAGATTGGTAGTTCACGTCACGTTTCCCCTGTGAAAACACTCTTTTTAATAAATATTTTGAGATACACTGAGATCCACGGAGAGAAACATGGCGACTCCTCAATTATCTCCTGGCGTACTAGTCAGGGAAGTTGACCTTACAGTAGGGAGAGCTGATAATGTCTTAGATAACATCGGTGCAATTGCTGGACCATTCAGAATTGGACCTGTTGATGAACCAATTGATATTACTACTGAGCAAGAACTGATTGCAACCTTCGGTAAGCCTCTTTCAACTGACACTCAATATGAGTATTGGATGAGTGCTGCCAATTACCTCTCTTATGGGGGAATTCTAAAGGTAGTAAGAACAGGAAATACGAGCGACACCTTAATGGTGAACGCAAACGCAGGTGTTGGTATTGCATCAACCACCTTGCTAAAAATCGACAATTACGATGACTATCAAGAAAATCATAAAGAATCTGATTCATCGTATACATACGCAGCAAAGAACCCTGGAACCTGGGGTAACGGACTGAAGGTTTGCTACATCGATGACTTTGCAGATCAGACTGTTGGTATCGCAACCACAAGTCTCGCACTGATCGGCGCAACTATCGGATTCGGTGTTACCGCAGCACTCGACAATCAAGTCATTCCTGGCGCTGGTACAACTTCTGGATTCACTGGATTCCTGAAAGGTATCATCGTTGGTCTTACCACAGATGCAACAGGGGGAGACAGTAAGGTAGACATCAAAATTGTTTCTCGCGTAGAAACAGTCGGCGGTGGTTCAACTGAAACAAAGATTGAATACCAAGAAGGATTTAATGGTGCTCAATTCGGAACATCTCTTGCACTGAACTTCGTTGCTAATACTGGTGTTAATAGTACTGGTATCATGGCAACTGCCATGACTCCTACGACTGCAGTTGACTGGTATGATCAACAAACTCTTAGTCTTACCAACGCAACGATTTCTTGGAAGTCAATTGCTCCAAGACCTACAACTAATATCTATGTTTCCGATAGAAACGGATATAATGATGGTATTCACATCGTTGTAGTTGACGATAAGGGATCAATCACCGGAATCAAGGGTAACTTGATTGAGAAGCACGTCAACCTTTCTAAGGCTGGAGATGCAATCTCTAACGTCAACGCTCCTCAGAGAATCTACTACAAGGAGTACCTTCAAGACTTCTCTGATAACATCTATGCGGGTGCTAACCCATCTGAAGCACTTGATGCATACTACTTAACCAATCCAAGAGCAACCGGATTCTCAACTGACTTCACTGCAGTTACGACAGCAGACGGTCTGTTCGGTCTCGATGCACAGGACACAACGTATTCCGCACTCGGAAATGTTTCTTACACCTTCGGTGGAGGAAAAGATTATTCCGCAACTGGTGGAATGAGTGCATCGCTCGCAAGTTTGATCACTTCATACAATCTCTTTGAAAACAAAGATGAAATCGAAGTTGATTATCTGATCATGGGTCCTGGATGTTCTACTAAAGAACAGTCTCAAGCAAAAGCAAACAAACTGATTGCACTTGCTACTGGCAGAAAGGACTGCATGGCTCTCATCGGACCACACAGAGGAGATCTGGTTGGCGTTACTAACACAACCACTCAAACCGATAATCTGATTGATTACTTCTCAACCCTCACATCTTCCTCCTACGCGGCATTTGACTCGGGTTATAAGTATCAATATGATAGATTCAACAATCAGTTCCGCTATGTCCCTGCTAACGGAGACGTTGCTGGAATGATTTGTAGAACCGGAATCACAGCATTCCCATGGTTCTCGCCTGCAGGTCAGCAACGCGGCGTTATCAATAACGCTGTTAAACTGGCATACAATCCAACCAAGGCACAAAGAGATCGTCTCTATCCACAGAGAATTAACTCTTTCGTCACAACACCCGGTGTCGGAACGATCCTCTTCGGAGATAAGACCGCACTTGGTTACGCATCCGCCTTTGACAGAATCAACGTTCGTCGCTTGTTCCTCACTGTTGAGCAAGCCCTGGAGAGAGCAGCACAAGCACAACTCTTTGAACTGAATGATGATATCACAAGAGCAAACTTCAGAAACATCGTTGAACCATATCTTCGCGATATCCAAGCGAAGAGAGGTCTCTACGGATTCCTGGTTGTTTGTGATACCACCAACAACACTCCAGATGTTATTGACAATAATGAATTCAGAGCAGACATCTTCCTGAAGCCTGCTAAGTCCATCAACTACGTTACCCTCACATTTGTCGCCACTAGAACTGGCGTCAGTTTTGAGGAAGTAGTTGGTAGAGTTTGATCACGATATCTAAATAACAAAAGGAGGATCAAAAAATGGCCAAGTACAACACAATCGCTGATATCAGGAAGTCTCTTAATGGGGGCGGCGCACGCCCCAATCTATTTGAGGTTGACATTCCTGAGAACAGTCTCTTCAAATATATTGGAAGTGACTCCCAGTTAGATTCAAGAGTTCTTGTAAAAGCAGCTCAACTTCCTGCATCGAACGTTGCTTCAATCGACGTTCCTTTCAGAGGAAGAATCATGAAGGTTGCAGGTGATCGTACATTCGACACCTGGACTGTTACTGTTATTAATGACACTGACTTCAACCTCAGAACTGCATTCCAAAACTGGATGCAGGCTATTGCACAATATGCTGACGCATCTGGTGAAGCAGATCCACAGGCATATAAGTCAACTGCAACTGTTACCCAGTTGAAGAGAAAATCTTCTAACTTGGGTCAGACATCTGACTCTGGTCTGGAAGCAGCATATACCTATGACTTCTTCGGTATTTTCCCAACTAATATCAGTGCTATCGACCTTTCATACGATACTGCTGATACGATTGAAGAATTCACTGTTGAATTCCAAGTCGATTATTGGGCACCTAAGGGTGTTAATGATACAATTAACGGAGCTCCTGGCGCAGGTGGTTGATAATTTTGTCCCTAAATAGTAGGGCCAAATAAATTTGTAATAATGTCGGGTAAGTTATTTGGGTTCTCGATAGAGGACACAGAACCACTATCTCCATCAGCGGTCAGTCCCGTTCCTCCTAATAATGAGGATGGGTCTGACCACTACATGAGTAGTGGTTTTTTTGGTTCTTATGTAGACATCGAAGGTGTATATCGAACTGAATTTGATCTCATTAAAAGATATCGTGAAATGGCACTTCATCCAGAGACGGATAGTGCTATTGAAGATATTGTTAACGAAGCTGTTGTTTCAGACTCCAACGATAGTCCAGTAGAGATTGAACTTTCAAATCTTAATGCTAGTGATGGTATTAAGAGCAAGATTCGTAAAGAGTTTAAGCACATTCTTGATCTTTTAGATTTTGATAAAAAAGCGCACGAAATTTATAGAAACTGGTATATTGACGGGCGTATTTACTATCATAAAATTATCGACTTAAAGAAACCCGAAGACGGTATTCAAGAGTTGCGTTATATTGACGCTATGAAGATGCGTTATGTAAGGCAGCAAAAGAAGAAACCAAATGATGGAAAAAATAATCAATTAGTAAATCTTAGAAGTAATGATCCTATGGATTATGACTTTCCTGAGCTCGAAGAATATTTCATCTATAATCCAAAATCTCAATATCCAACTGGTAACCCATCAGCAACCGGTGCAAGTCAAGGAATTAAAATTGCAAGAGATGCAATCACGTATTGTACATCTGGTCTTGTAGATCGTAACAAAGGATCAACGCTTTCGTATCTTCATAAAGCCATTAAATCCATCAATCAACTTAGAATGATTGAGGATTCACTGGTCATCTATAGATTGTCCCGTGCTCCAGAGCGTAGAATCTTTTACATCGATGTTGGTAATCTGCCTAAGATGAAGGCAGAGCAATATCTACGTGATGTGATGATGCGTTATCGCAACAAACTAGTATACGATGCAAACACAGGAGAAATCCGTGATGACAAAAAATCCATGGCGATGCTTGAAGACTTCTGGCTTCCCAGGCGTGAGGGTGGAAGAGGAACTGAAATCACCACTCTCCCTGGCGGACAAAACTTGGGTGAAATCACTGATATTGAGTATTTTAAAAAGAAACTCTACCGTTCACTTAACGTCCCTCCATCTAGAATGGATGGAGAAGGTGGGTTTAACTTGGGGAGATCTTCTGAGATCTTAAGAGATGAACTGAAGTTTACTAAGTTTGTTTCTCGTTTAAGAAAGAGATTCTCCAACATGTTTAATGACATGCTGAAGACCCAATTACTTCTGAAGAATGTAATTACTCCAGAAGATTGGGAGATCATGAGTGAGCATATTCAGTATGATTTTCTTTATGACAATCACTTCTCCGAATTAAAAGAAGCAGAGTTGATGAATGAAAGATTGACTCTAGCTGCAACTGCAGAACCATATATTGGTAAGTATTACTCTCAAGATTATGTTCGTCGTAAAATCCTACGTCAAACTGACATGGAGATTATTGAGCAGGATAAGTTGATTGAAAATGAAATTAAGAAAGGTATTATTCCTGACCCTGCCACTATTGATCCTTCAACAGGATTACCCTTTGCACCAGAAAGTGCTGGTGGTGATTTAGGTGCTCCAGTGATGGAACCCGAAATTGATGGATCTGCCACCGAGGCACCAGAATTGCCCAAGGGTGGCGAAATATAAATAAATCTAGTTGTTTACTATACAATTCCAAATGGATGACCTTTTAGATATGATGATTGCTGACGAGTCACCATCTCAAATCAGTGATGCTCTTAAAGATATACTATATGCAAAGTCGGCAGAAAGACTTGATGCTTTCCGTCCGATAGTAGCAAATGGTGTGTTTGCTGGAGAAGATCCTATTGAAGTTGAAGATGAAGAAATTGAATCTACGGATGAAGTTTGATGGGATATATTCGCCACGACGCAAATAATGATCCGGCAGTTCCACAACCGGGATTTACAACTGTCACTGGTCTTGGCGGAACCACTGGTTGGTCCACTGTGACCTATGAAAACTTCAATACCGATTATCTTGCATACACGTATAATAGTGCAGCAGGAATTGGAACCAGAACACCATCAGCATATCAACGCCACGATGAAAGCAATAATCCAGTCGGAATTGGTTCATATCAAAGGCATGATATCGATAATAACCCAGTAACAAGTCCATAACTATAAATAAAGAATAAAGACCTGTTTTCACGATGAAACTAATCAGAGAAGAAATAGAATCAGTTGAATTCCTTGTCGAACAAAAGAACGGCAAGAAATCGATGTATATTGAAGGAGTATTCCTCCAAGGAAACATTAAAAACCGTAATGGTCGTATGTATCCTATGGAGACTCTCCGCAAAGAGGTTGGTCGTTATAATGAAAACCATGTTCAAGCAGGTAGAGCACTTGGTGAACTTGGCCATCCCGATGGTCCCACCGTCAACCTTGACCGAGTATCCCATAAGATTGTCTCTTTGAGAGAGTCTGGTTCTAACTTTATTGGTAAGGCAAAGATTCTTAGCACTCCTATGGGCATGATTGCACAGTCACTTATCGGTGAAGGTGTAAAACTCGGAGTTTCTTCTCGCGGTATTGGTTCTTTAAAGACCACCCGTGAAGGTGTCAACATAGTTGGCGATGATTTTATGTTAGCAACTGCAGCTGATATTGTTGCTGATCCATCTGCTCCCGATGCATTTGTTGAGG